AACGAGGGAGGAAAAGAATGGGGTATACCTTCAAAAACGGCAAGTTCTCGCTGAAGAGGGAGCCGATCCAGAAGAGCACGGCGGCCATCGACGTGCTGGCAAAGCTCCGGGCCTTCCTGGATACCGCGGAGCCGGAACTGGTGTATTTCCTGCTCAACCTCAGACGGGCACAAGGAAAGGCAATCACCTACAAGGAACTGCGAGAGGCTATTCTGGCCGGCACCATTGATGCCAAGCTCCTGGAAGACTGGCAGCAGGACTATGCCCGGTTTGTAACTGAATATCTGAAACCGGCGTGGATCGACGCCATGGATGCTGCGGCGGAGGATCTGAAGATGCGGTTCCCGGAATGGCACTTCGATCCCATGGCTGAGGGCGTCCAGGACTGGGTGGAGCGGCGCGGCGCAGAGTTTGTGACCAGCACGACCCAGAACCAGATCGAGGGCCTGCGGGCTGTTGTCCAGCGGGCATCTGTGATCCAGGACATCAATGTTGACATCCTGGCCAGAGCGATCCGCCCGATGGTTGGCCTATACTGGCAACAGAGCCAGGCCAACCTGAAATACTTTGAGAAGCTGATCCAGAGCGGCGTGCGAGAAAAGCGGGCGCTGGATCTGGCCATCCGCTACGGCGCCCGGCAGCATCGCTATCGTGGATACCTGATCGCCAGGACGGAGCTTGCCTTTGCCTATAACCAGGGATCCTACGAGGGCATCAAACAGGCCCAGCAGGCCGGCTACATGGGCGAAGTGGTCAAGATCTGGTCCACTGCAGACGACGAAAGAACCTGCGAGTGGTGCGGATCGCTGGAGGGCAAGCGGATAGCTATGGATGAGGAATTCGATTTCAAGACGAAGCTGTCTGTGGCAAGGACACCCACGATCAAGATGGTCCCGCCGGCGCATCCCAGCTGCCGCTGCAGCGTGCTTTATGAAGAGATCGCTCCGCCGAGCGTTTATAGATAAAAAGAAAGAGACGGATTACTCCGTCTCTTTTTCTTTTTGGTCAGCTGCGATCTGATTTTGAATAGCTCGGTAGATAAAGCCATTGACGCTTTCTCCACGGCTGTCTACATGGGCCTGGATGGTGGCTTTGTCGCCCTTGGGCACGGTCAGGTTGATGCGGTCGTAGGCCTTCAGAATGTACTTGTTTGTCGCTTTCTGCTGCGCTTTGGATGTAGCCATGTCTCATCACCTCTCTTATTTTGCCTTCATTATATATCAGCGGCATATATTTGTGCAAGTATACATAATGCACAAATATATTTGCGCAAACATAAGCACATTCTGGCGGTTTTGTCAATAGCTATATTTGCGCAAGTATAGTATACTATAGATGTCCCGAGGGGGATGCGCTGATCCGGGAGCTCCGGCAAGAGCTGGGGAAGAACGGTCGAATGTGTGGACGGGCTGCGGGCCCGGTTTTGAGGAGGATATGAGATGAAGGATAAGAACGGGATCGAGATCAAGAGCGGCATGATCGTGGAGATCAGCGGCGCCTATTTCAAGAACGACAACGGCCTGTACTATGTGGAGCATTCCCCCGGCGATCCGGGCTGGTGCGGCAAGGATCACTGCCTGAAGAAGATCAGCAAGGCCGGCAAGATCAGCCAGGCCAAGTACAACATCTGCTTCTGGCCCATCATGGTGACGGTCAATGGCCCGAAGTATTACGATGCCAAGCGCTGGAACGCTGAGAACGCCCAGATCGAGGTGAAGCCCGCCTTGGCCAACATGAGCGAGGTTGCCGGATACTTCCGCGAGAAGGCTTCCGCCATGGTCGATCAGATCCAGCGCCAGGCCTGGAGCTGGGGCGAGGATCATCCCTCCGTCCAGCGGAACCGGGAGATCATGAAGCACTACGAGGCGGTGGCCATGGCCATCGGCGCCTGAGAAAAGGAGGATTTGACATGGAAATCAAGAATCTTGCCCAGCTGAAGAAGGCCATCCAGAGCGGGGCCCAGTTTGTGATCCTGAAGCACTATGTCCGGCCCGAATATGAGGGCCAGGTCCGCAAGCCCAATGTGGTCCAGACCAACGGCTTTTACAGTGTGATACCTGATGACCCCGACAACGTCATCTCCAAATTCAACAACGGAAAGGGCAGCTGGATCGAGTACGGCAAGGCCGGCGACTGGTCCTTTGAGGACGGGGTGTGCAAGCTGTTTGATCACCGGACCAATGGATCTGGAGAGCGCCGCCCGGTCTGGGAAATCAAGTTTGTCTGAGAGGAGGATTTGATTATGCAGCATGTTCAGTTTTTCAGAAGCGGTGAAGAGGCCGTGAAGTTCTGCCAGAAGGTCCGTGGCGTCAAGTATTCCAAGCCGTCCGCCAGGCGCCTAAAGCTGAGCCGGTATTATAGCTACGCAGTGGAGGCCGGTCTGTCTGAGGCAGAGATCAACCAGAATCACCATGTTGTGATCTGGGAGGGCGCGGAATGAATATCCGCGCCTATGCCCAGGCCGTGGGCTTCCAGGTGGTCGGCCGGATCTCCTACCTGGGAAAGTACGATCTGAGCCTCCGGCAGTACATCGACGAGGCCGGGAACCGGTATCTGATCGACACGGTCCTGGATAAGATCAGCATTGTTCCGGCCAGGAGAAAAGAAGATTGAGGGGCTGCCGGAGGGCGGCTCCTCTTCTCTCTCCACACTGCACAAAACAACCATGTTATATTTGCGCAAGTATGTGCAGTTTGTCAATAGATATATTTGCGCAAGTATAGTACAATAAGAGTGTGGGGAGAGGATCCCCCGGAGACCTGAAAGGAGAGACCGCTATGGCTTATGTGTACTGCAGAAACGGCGAGCAGATCGCCTTCGATTCCAAGGCCGACTATGTGAAGTTCGTCCGCGGCTTCGACAGCTTCGACAGCATGGAAGCAATGGTCGCCTATGTCGAGGAGAAGACCCACTTCTACCAGGCCGGTTGGCGCCGGAGCTTCCTGGGCTACTACATCAGCGACTACAGCCAGGATCCCATCCATGACTACCTGACCCCCGATGAGGTGAAGCAGCTCCGTGCCTACCAGGCACAGCTCCAGGCGGAGGCCAAGGCTGCGGATGAGGCCCGCGAGTGGAAGAAGGTTGACACCTACTACTACGCCGACAACAGCGTCGAGGATGTCTATGAGGATAAGGACGGCAACCGGAAGACCGTCATGGTCGTCGGCCCCCACGGTGACGCCTGTTATTGATTGCCGGGCCGGGCGGTTATTCCCGGCAGAGAGGAGAGCAGCATGAAGGTTCCGAAGTATGTGCAGGAGCTCATGGAGCGCAGCCGGTATGAGTATTCCCGCTGCACCGAGCATGAGAACTACGGCGCCGGCTACACCGTCCGGGTCGAAAAGCGTACCGAGTACGCCCTGGTTGACAGCCTGGAGAAAGAGGTTGAGAGGCTGGTAGCGTGGGCGAACAGGGTTGCCGGTGTGGAAACCGCCTATGTCCTGTATGTGCCCGAAAAGACCCACTACCACAAGCAGAGCGCAGTTGTTACCATCTTCGATCCTGTTATGCAGATGATCGAGCAGTATATTCCGAAGTGAGGAGGCGCGACCGTGTACAGACAGTATGAGGATCCCTACCAGATCGAGCGCCTGATCGAGGCCGCTGAGATCGAGATGCAGGAGGCCGTGGCTATGGATGATGAGGACAGACAGATCGCCCTGGCTGAGGAGCTGGCCGAGCTGAATGATCGGCTCAACTTTGCCTGGCAGGACGATGAGGACGAAGGATGTTGAGGAGGATGCAGCATGAAAGTAAATGAGTGGAAGGATCTGTTGGAGGCTGAGGTGGAGAAGCGGTTCGATCCCTCCCAGGTGGACGGTTTCGAGGACTCTGCCCCGTCCATCAAGCTGGGGATCCTGGCTGATATGTATGATGAGGAGCCCCAGGGCATGAGACTGGAAAAAGAGCTGGCCTATCACAAGCTGGCCAGGCTGTATGATGCCCAGGCTTCCTGGCATTAAGGAGGACTGTCATGAGTGCTGCTGAGAAGCTGCTGGAGGCCGGATATGAGGACACCGTGATCTTCTCCGACTTCAGCTATGACGACGCCCTGATCGGCGTCACCGACGACGGCCGGGCCGTCTACGACTACGACAAGATGGTGGACTGGCTGGTGAAGACTGAGGGCTGGAGCGAGGAGGAGGCCATCGAGTGGATCGAGTACAACACGATCCGAGCCCTTCCATACCTGGGTGATCAGGCGCCCATCGTGATCCACATGCTGGAGGAATGAGCCTCCGTCATCCCGCACAAATATATTTGCGCAAGCATATCAAACCTTGTGGATTCTGCCGATTGATATACTTGCGCAAATATAGTAGAATAAGAGTGTGGGGAGGGCGGCTCCCCCGGCCCGAGATCTGACGAGGAGGTTCCTGAGATGTTTGACGAGCTGTACATGAGCGTGGTTACCGGGGAAGTGCTCCCCGCGACGGACGCGATCCGTGAGTTTTACAAGGACCACGGCCCCCTGGACGCCTGGACCGACGAGTGGGTCCCGACCGGCGACCTGGCCGACAAGCTGCTGGATGCGCCTGACTTTGCTGGCGCGGTGTGTTTCTGAGAAGGAGGATCTGAGATGAAGAAGTTTGACAAAGAGTTCGTTGCCGACCTGGCCTGCTTCATGAAGGGCTATGTCAAGGAGATCCGGGGCCACCTGATCGACGAGGCTGAGAAGATCTATGCTGATCCCATGCTGCGGAAGCTGCTCCATGAGTACCGCGTCCAGTGCGAGAAGCGGGATGCCGACTTTGTGAAAGACCTGGACTGGTGCCTGAACGACGGATTCCACCAGCCGGAGGTGTCCTGCCTGAATCACGCCAAGAGTTACTACGATGTCCTTGATGACCTGCTGGTGAAGGACTGGTGGCATGAGCATCGCGCGAAGAAGGAGGATGCGGCATGAGCGGATGGGCGTTTGTGTTCATGGTCATCGGCATCGGATCGGTGGCCAGCTGGGTGTTCCGTGTTGTTGATTTGATTGAGGCACCGGCCAGGCGCCGGGCCCGCTGGTGAGGAGGATGCGTTATGATGAAACTGATTCAAGAGCTGGCTGAGCTGTATGCTCCCCGCAGCTTCAACATTGACAAGCTCCCCGGTGGCCGCTATCGCCTGTTTTCTTCCGGGTTCGACCTGGGCGTGTTTGAGAGTCTGGATGACATCCGATTCTGGTGCCAGAAGCACCTGGCGCCCCCGGATCCGGCGAAGCAGGAGCAGCAGCTGTTTGCCGATGGCTGCGTGATCGAGGCCGAGTTCAACCAGGACGACAAGCGGAAGCGCCTGGTGCGAAGCCTGAGCGGCTGGAAATACTGGCTGACCTATCGGAAGAACGAGCACGGGGCCTATGTGATCGAGAAGGTAGAGAGCTTTGA